TTAACTTACTGATTTTAATAAGCCTCTGGTGTCACTTTGGTGACTATGGGGCATCATTGGGACATAATCTGTCAGCTTCTGATTCAGCATTGCGATCTGTTCTGCATTGCTGTCAGTCATCCATGCTCCGTATACATTGAATACCATCTGGGCACTTGCATGGCCCATCTGGCTGGCAATGAAGCTTGGGTTTGCTCCGGCAGATAATGACCAGCACGCATAAGTGTGTCGTGACTGGTATGCCTTTCGATGCCTGATCCCTGCACGCTTAATGGCTGTTTCCCATGAGTCACCTACAGAATCGACTTTGTAGACAAAACCTACCTGTTCGCTTTTTCTAACCACTTGAGGGTTAAACACGAAAGTACATTCATGGTTCACTGAACGTCCATATTCACGTAGTTGCACCTTGATGTTGTACTGCTTACCCAGTCTTGTCATTTCAGCCTGATTTTTCAGGACACTGATAGCGGGCTGGATAAGGTGCACAACCCTGTTTGTGCTTGCTTCAGTTTTCGGTAGAGTGAACTCACCAAGTTTCGTATAATTGCGCCTGATGGTAATTGTTCCTGCCTTCAGATCGATATCTTCCCAGGCCAGGGAGACCAGTTCACCGTGACGCATTCCTGTGTACACAGCCAATGACCACAGGTTTTTCGTCTGCTGATGTCGGCAAGCATCTATCAGGCGAATAAATTCGTCACGAGTTAGCGGATCTGGCTCTGCCCTGGCTCTTTTAAGAGGCTTAATTCCCTGGAAGGGATTTGCTTCTAAGTAACCGTGATCTGCAGCAAACTGAAACATTCCAGCGATTGTCGTCATGTAATAATTTACAGTAACGACGCTCCGTCCTTTTGCTGCTGCTTTGTTTTTCGTTGAATTCTGATACCCGGTAAGCAAATCTTTCCTGATATACAGCAATTCCTCTTTGGTTACCGATGACACCAGTCTACTGCCTCCAATTTTCGGAACCATCGTTCTTGCAACGGATTCATAGCGATTGAATGCATTTGCAGAGATTTCCATTCGTTTCAGATCCAGCCACTTTTCTTCAAGTTCCTTCACCGTAATTTCTTTTTTACTTACCCCAAAAGCCTGAAGGTTGGGGGAGTCAGGGAACTGTGCAGCATAATCAAAGCTTCCTGTGCGGATGGCAAAACATACTGATGTCCGCAGTTCCCCGGCGATCTTCCTGTTCTTGGCAGTGTCAGGGACACCAAGATTTTCCCTGACACGTTTACCTTTAAAATTAAACCAGATGCGTAATGTGCCGCCGTGGTTTTCGACGCCTGTTGGATATTTGACTTTATCCATCGATACCTCCAGACGCCCAAGAGCGATACGAGCTTACATATTTCATGATATTAAATCACCTGGGTTGTTTGTTTTTCATTGAGGCGACCCAGGCATCTATTGCTTTTCTGTTATACATACATTCACTGGAAGGCTTTGGATTACCGTCTGGTGATACGTGAATATACTCTCTTCCAACCATCCAGCATTCTTTCCGGGCCCGAAGAATTGTGCCTGGTTTGAGCCCGGTAATTGCGATAAGAACGCTTTCACAAACCCATTCATTGGGAGCCAGTTGAATCACATTGCCCATGTATTACCTCACACAACACTCAGCCCACGGCAGTGGCAACACACTTCAAACATTCGCTTCACAACTTCACGACAGTAGAAGCCGTCAACATCTCGCGTCAGGTCATAGCGATTGCCGTAACGCTGGTGGACCCATCGTTCAAATGCTTTATTCATTCTTTACTTCCTTTTTATGGCTCGTAATTTTTTCAGGTGCTTTTCCTGCTCAGTGTCCGCGAGAATTTTGCGGTACTCCTGGTGGTCAATATGTTCGAACAGGCAGTTTAACTCACCAATGCGTACCCGCCCGGATCGTCCGTCCATCCGTCGAAAGAACACTGAGTGCTCAGTGATGCGAGTAATCACCACGGGGTATCCGGCTCTGTCCGTGTATATCTGACCGCGTTGAATCAAAGCGAACATGTGGTTATCCCCATCGACAAATCGAGAACACAACAAACGCTGCTGCGAATACCCCCCCCAGAGTTACGATTGCATCAGGCCAGCTCATTGATTCACCTCCTGCCTGTCGTCCGGCATTCGCTCACTACAGCTTATCCAACCATCCGGAGTTACCGGAGAGCTGGTTGACGCTTCCGGGATTTTCCGAAAATTATTGGTTGACGAATCTTTATTTTCCCGAAAGTTTCCGGACTGAAGCATGGCTTCGCGGCAATCGTTCCAGCCTGTAGCGTATGCAGCCGCTTTGCTGCTGCCTTCAACTGGCGCATCCTGCCAATACATTTCTTCCGGCACTATCGGCGCTGGAGGGGCGGCAAATAGATATCCGCCAAAGTCAGGAAGCTCTCTAATGGCCTGTACGAATTTTTGTTTGCCTACGTCAACTCCTAATGGGTAATGAGCTATAATCTTTGCCACCGGCTCTGCTGCCAGTGATGCCAGCGCAATCCGTGCCAGCTCTTCCGCTTCTTCTGCTGGAAGCACAACGTTGCTACCCGGTCCGTATGTTTCGCGCCACTGCTTGATTGTCAGCAGTCGCTCTTTGGTTATAGTGGTCATGTGTTACTCCTTAACCCGCAGTGCTTTCAACTGATGAGGGGAACAAAATCTTTTCATCAAACCCTGCATTCATATCATGAACAGCAACACACCAATCCATCGACGAACGATTATCAAGAGCCTCCATGATTTCATCCATGCGGCGCAGGTCATACAGGTAAATGCTTTTATCGCCAATGGTGTAAAAACCAATTTTTTTCGGTGATGGACAGCGATCAAGAACGTCCTGTAATTCGCTCAACCATGCTTGTTCTTTTTTTGTCAAAGTTGCCATATCACTCTCCTTTGATGCGAATGCCTGTTGCAATGCTGTTTATGATGCTGTCAGTGCATGGGTAGAAAGCTGGGCATCTCCAGCAATTTTCATGACCTCAACATCTGCATATCGAATACCGAGGTGTATCAGACCGGCTATGCCTGACTTAAGCCGAGCATTTTCCATAAATAGAACTTTTGCCCGCTGTTTTTCTGCTTCAAGCTCAACGCGCAGCTTCCCTACCGTTAGCGCAATATCCTCGTTCTCCTGATCGCGGCTTTTGATGTATTGCAGGTTTCTTTCCCGTTCATCCAGCAGTGCCAGCACGGTTTCTGGTCCGGTCAGAAATTTGAAGGCGTTGAGCGCATCAATATCCACACCGTAATCTTTAAGTTCCTGTTCACTTAACAAGTCATCATCAGCTGGCAACATTAACAGGCGTTCCATTGCTGGAATTGCACGTTCCGCCACCTCACGCAGTGCCTGGTAATTAATTTCGCTCACTGGTTGCCTCCTTTGCGAAGCTCAGCGGCGAAGGCTACTGCGTGATCATGATGTTCAAGCGTGTATGCACACTCCGCAAACATCTCCACGCCCTGCGCCCGTACTTCAGCCAGGAAAGCATCGGTGGCTGGAATGGGCTTTTGTGGTGATATAGCAATGCGAATTGTCTCAAGGTCTGGATCTGTTTCCGCTGCTGGCACCTTGATATAACCCATCTGCACCCCATTCATGATGAACCTGCGACGGTCATCACATATCGCCTTTAGCCCCGCATTCTCCGCTGCCAGCGCCGTGAAATTACCCTCCAGCTCTGCAATGCGCTGTTTTGCGGCATCAAGTTCAATCGATAATTTTTCCAACTGCTCTTTATGCTTCTTGTATTCCTGATATGCGTGCCAGGACTGACCTTTGCGCACACTATCAGTAATATCAGTAATCTGTTCTGGTGTTAGAGTGGTCAGTGGCTGTGCTGGGAAAATCAGCACTTTCCCGGAATCCCAATCAAAACCAGCGTGAATTGACTGAACTTCAACTGAGGGTGTTGAACCAATGCTGCCAGGCGAATGAACAACGATCGTTACATCCATATCGCGACGATGGCTGTGGTTGTTGGACAAAATACGATTCACCAACTCAGAAAATTTGGAAAATTTCATGCTGATTCCCCTTTCTCTGCTCTCTCCTGTCGGAACATCACTATCACTGGTTGAACATAACACTTAGGGGATTGCTGTATCCAAACGGCAGATTGTTTACGCAGTACAGAATCATTTTGTTTTTTTCTCCAGTTCGTACTATTAACCCATTCCACAATAACCGTGATAATTCATTACTGATAGAAGTTGCGCTTCTTCCAAGTGCGAGGGATATATCTTCTCTACTGCAATCTGGATTTTCCTGGATATGCTCGATAACGGTCATGTGGTCCCTTTTACTTAATATCTGTTTCGGATTGCATGCCATGAGTATTCATTTCGTTAATAATTTCATCCAGAAGGATTTCAAGCCCTTCTCGACCCATATCTGAAAGAATGAAACCTTTATCAGGGGAAGTAGTGAGCATTTTCTGATAAAGAAACAGCGCTCTTCCCATTCCTTCAGCTTCGCCGTATTTTTGAATTAAATTCCATTCAATATACTGTTGTGAGGCAAATCGAATGGGGCCGGGATATATCGTCATAAACCCATACATCCCGTTATATACCACGGCGTGTTCAGTTGTTCCGTGTTCATTCAGGATATCAATTGTGCCGTTCTTGTCTTCTTCTTCGTTGATGAATGTCGTCACATACAACCATCGCCACTGAGCAACCTTCATCTCAACCGGAAGTTTACCCAGTAATCCTGCTTCGTCGGCTTGCGCCAGACACTGAAGGATACGTAAACCTCGCACATTAGGAGTATCGAATTCTCCGGCATCCAGACGACGTATGGCGTCGTGATAATCAATCGTCATACTGCCAGTTCGTATACCATTGGCTGTTGCTTCAGCCTGGAATTCATCGTATTGCATGATATTTATTCCTCATCTTCATCTTCATCTGCTGGTGCAATAACGTCATATCCTGCCTTTTCTGCAATAAACAGGAATGTTGAAAGAGTTCCTACAAATTCATCGTCATGAACATGGCGAATGAATATTACTTTCCCGTTTTTGATGGTCAGCAATACTCTGGTTTGTTCGTGTTCTGCTGTTTTCTGATGCATTATTATCTCCCGTATGCTTTACGCAGAAATAAGCAGGCAATATGCATGTAATTTTCACCGTATTGTGCAATAAGGCAGGCGGTCTTGTGTGATGCCATATTCTTTATAAAAGTCACAATAAAGCCTCCTGTGGATTAAGGTTGTAACAATCCCCGGCGATAAAACCGCAATAAACGTTCAGGGCATATTTGTTGTTATTGCGCTAATTCTTTTTCGGCAGCAGCTTTTGTATACTCACATGCAAAACTCAGAATTTCGCTGCCGAGTGTTTTCGTTTCGTGATTACTGGACATATGTAATACCTGTGTTGCATGCAATAAATGATAAACATTTACCGCAAATGAATCAGGCTCCAGGCAAATGCCTTCGTAATTATCTTGCTGTGAGGTTGTTTCTGTCATTGCTCCTGAAGTGCATACGAGCCTGTTTTTGACAATTCTCTTTTCTCTAATCACTATATCGGCAACATCTATTGCCTTTACAACCTCCGGGAGAAGTTCCGGGTTTGTATAATCAAAGTCATCAACATGGAGAACAGTTATGTTTTCGAACTTTTTCATGGCTTCCTCAGCTGACTTATATGTCCTGCTATATAGCGAGTCTCAGAAGTGTTTTCATATTGAGACTGTTTCCGCAATGATTGATAATCAGTTACCGGATGCTTATCCGTGTCCGGCGCACGACCACACGTAGCCGCGTGTTGGTCCCCATTTTCAATTCAGCTCTCAATGGAGGATAAATGATTAACGCAGAGCAACTCGAAAAAGAGATTTCAGAACTCAAAAAAGAATTAATTTGGCACAAAGTTGCTATCTCCGCATTAATTCGTCAGGTAGTTTCACCTGAAGATAAAGTAAAGTTTATGAAGCAGTTCTCATCTTCATCAAAGGAGTTTTTCACTGACGAGGTTCATCCAGAGGCTGGATTTTGGATCCGTCAATTATTTTCGCAAGATAAGCGTAAATAGCGTCATCAATACTCGCGTCGCTCTTGAATTTAAGAGCGATGCTCTTTATATCCTCTGAAATTATTACCAGATCACCATATGTTATATTTTTATTATTGCGCGCAGTGCTTTTTTGTATGAAATCAAGCAATTCACCAATGAGACAAATATGGTAAGCATCACAGTTTTTCATGCGCAAGTATCCCCACCTGTTGGTTTACCAGTTAACAGCCACATCGGATCGCAGCCAAGAATATTTGCCAGTGGGATAAGCATACTGATAGTTGGTTCATACTCTCCGCTCTCCCACTGGATGATAATTTCTTCATCGAGATCGAGCAGCCTGGCGAGTTCGGCGGTTGTTAAGCCGCAGGCTTCGCGTTGGGTGCGAAGACGGTTGTTGATTGCAGAATTTTTATTCTGTAAAAGCATTGCTGACGATAGCTTTCTGGATATGCTATTTGTCATATCCCATGCCAGTCCTGCGCATGACTCTATATCGCTAGAGAGCGTAGCATCAGGTGTTGCTTTTGCTATTAGTGTAATGAGGCTGCCGAGGTTTTTCAGTTCTTCGAGACAGTCAAGAGTTGTAGCTTTATTGATCATGAGATGATACCTCAGTTACGAACTTTGTTTTATGGTAACTAAGGTATCAAGGTGTGGCAAGTGATTTTTGATACTTTGGTTTCTTTTTGTGTTTTGTGTCTGGTCAGAAAATATCCCACCTGGCATCAACCACAACACCTACTATTTCGCAATCATTGTCCATTTCTATGATTGGATATTGTGGATTAAGGGGCTTTAGAAACGCCTTTCCCATGTCAGAAATATATTTTTTGAATGTTGCTTCATTGGTGGATTTTTTTCTGGCGATGACGTAACACCCTGAAAAAACTTCTTTATCTGGGTTGACAAGGATCGACATTCCTTCAGGAAATGTTATTCCTACGGGCGAAGTCATTGAGTCTCCGTGCACTTCCAGCCAGAACCCCCTCTCACCAGCGTATTTTACAGAATGCCTCCAATTATCCTGATCATACATGTTGTAGTCATCACCAGAAGTTGCGAATAATCCTGCCTGAACCCAGTTAATTACAGGGTAAGAGTGTGCTGTGTCTCTCTGTGGGCAGCTCTTAACATTATTTTCCCAATGCTTATCTTTTTCATCTCCGTTCTGAAGCCACTGCGGTGAACACCGCAGTGCAGCTGCAACTTTAAAAAGGGTGTCACCGTTGAAACTTTTTGTAAGGCCTTGCTCGGCTTTACTGATTGCAACTCTGGTGATCCCAGCTTTTTTAGCCAACGCATCTTGTGTTAACCCAGCTTTTTGCCGTGCGTTGATGAGACGTTCACCTAAAGACTTCATTTTTCTTCTCCTCTCATGGTTGTTGATACTAAAGTAACAGAATTTCTTGATACTTTGGATTCCTGTGGTTAACATCGTTGGATAACAAAGTATCTGGTGTGAGACTAAAGAATGACCCTTTATGAAATATTAAAAATTCAATTTAAAACCAATGCCGCTATTGGTCGCAGGTTCCCAAAGAAAGGAAGGCCTCGTGGCAGTCAAGGTGTTGGAAAGTGGAAAACGCGAGGTGTTCCGGAGGATGTTGCCATTCTTTGTCATCTGGATCCGAGCATTCCATATACAAACCCAAGTCTAGCGAATACAGAAGATGACAAGCCCACAGGAGACCAACAATGAACACCGCAATTTTTAACGGCAAAGCATCCATGACCAGCGTTGAGATCGCAGAGCTGGTGGGAAGCCGACCAGATAGTGTTAAGAGAACTATTGAAACACTGGCTAAAAAGGGAATCATCCAATTTCCACAGACTGTGGAAATTGAGAATAAACAATCACTTGGGCCTCGCCGATTTTCTAGCGCGTATGTATTCGAAGGTGAACAAGGTAAGCGCGACAGCATCATTGTCGTCGCACAGCTCTGTCCTGAATTCACAGCTCGCCTGGTAGATCGCTGGCGCGAACTGGAAGAACAGATCCGTAAGCCAATGAGCGAAATCGAAATGGTTGCCGCGATGGCTCTTGAAGCCGTTCGCCAACAGAAACGGATCACTCAGGTGGAAGAAAAAGTCAGCCACGTTGCTGAAACAGTCGAGCAAATTAAAAAGGGCACTATTCGTGAGGGCTATGCCGGATATCGCCAACTGAAAGCAAAAACCGGTTTGTCAGATGATAAATGCCGCAATCTGGTGAACGCCTATCAAATTCCTACAGACACACATGAGTTCATGACGCCGGACGGATTGTTGTCACGTCGCGCAATTGTTGCTGTGGAACCGTTTATGGCTGCTTTTTATCGGGTTATGGAGGAAGCAGAACCGCGAGGGACTCGCTGGTATCACCCGAAAATGGGGTTATTTCAGGTTATTGGTTGGCAGCGGTGAAAAAAAGCCGGGAGTAACCCGGCTCACTCAACATCAATAACGGGGAGCTGTTTCGCATAAAACGGCTCCGAAACATCCAAGAACAGTTCTAAAGATATCAGCAGCTATATGATCATTTCAAGACCAAATATTGATTCTGCAATTTCGGGACGTTACACTGTCTCTGCACCTTATAAAGCGGGTGCCGGGGGTCGCAGCCCGGAATTGCATACGGCGATATATGACGCGCCAGCGTCTTTTTTATCGTCCGCGCTCACGCACGCCAGAATTATGGTGGGCTGGGCAGGGGAGCCGAAAGGCTCGCCGGTTTCCGTATGCGCCGGTACTGCGAACCCTGTTCAGTTCACCACCCATGAGTTTCGCAGCTCCGGTGGTGGAAGTTATCCATTGCATACGGAGGCTGCCATCATGGCTACTGTCCTAACTTCCCCATTCCTAAAAATCGAAGTCGTCAACGGCAAGGCCGTTATTTTCTCCCTGCATGTTGCCTGCCATTTCAAGCGCATGCACCAGAACATCGTTGACAAAATCGAGTATCTGAACTGCTCACGCGAGTTTTTTACCCGCAATTTCATACCGGGTACCGTGGCATTTGAAGAGAAGTATGGTTCCCAACTGGAGCTGATATTTCGTTTTATCGATCGCGCGCTGGCGATTGGTGTGCTGTCCTGATTTTGTGGAGAAAGTTGATGCGTGATATTCAGATGGTTCTCGAACGCTGGGGAGCGTGGGCGGCTAATAATCATGAAGATGTGACCTGGTCGTCCATTGCCGCCGGTTTTAAGGGATTAATTACTTCAAAAGTAAAATCTCGCCCGCAATGTTGTGACGATGACGCGATGATTATTTGCGGGTGCATGGCCCGTCTGAAAAAGAACAACAGCGATTTGCACGATTTATTAGTAGATTATTATGTAGTCGGTATGACATTCATGTCACTGGCAGGTAAGCATTGCTGCTCTGATGGTTATATCGGGAAAAGGTTACAGAAGGCTGAGGGCATAATTGAAGGGATGTTAATGGCATTAGATATCCGGTTAGAGATGGATATCGTTGTTAATAACTCTAATTAATATGCCAATTGTTTACTAAAAATTATTAAAAATGGGGCGTTGCAACGCCCCCCAAAAATAAAGGGTAATATATAACAGAAGGTTTATATAGTTAGAAGCAAGGTTGTGCTCCTAAAGGAAGTGGCTTGAGGGAGCCACTTATATGTTGGGGAGGAAAAGCCCCCCGCAACATATCTTTTAGTAATCAAATTAGAACTGGTAAACCATACCTACAGCAACGATATCATCGGTAGCAACGCCAGATGCTTTCGTGAAATCGCTCTTATCAATCAGGTTGATTTTGTAATCAACAAAAGTGGACATATTTTTGTTGAAGTAATAGGTTGCACCTACATCAATATATTCAACCAGGTCCTGATCACCCCACGCACCCAAGTCTTTTCCTTTAGATTGCAGGTAAGCAACGGACGGACGCAGACCGAAGTCGAACTGATATTGTGCAACTACTTCGAAGTTTTGTGCTTTGTTGGCAATATGGTTATTACCAAAAACAGTCATGTTCTGGGTTTCAGAATAGGTGGTAGCCAGATAGATGTTGTTCGCATCATATTTCAGACCAGCTGCCCATACTTCAGCATTTTGACCAGATGCATTCAGGCTGTTGTTACCGTAGATAACCTGATTATTAGTGCGGTCAGATTTAGCATAGGTTGCACCTACACCGAATCCTTCATACTCATAAGTAGTGGAGAAACCGAAACCATCACCATTAGCTTCAGTTACGTCAGTGCGGTCATTTTTACCCTGATACTGAGCAGCAAAGTTCAGACCATCAACCAGACCAAAGAAGTCGTTGTTACGATAAGTTGCAACACCAGTGGTGCGACCAGTCATGAACACATCTGTTTGGGTCCAGGTATCGCCACCGAATTCTGGCAGAACGTCAGTCCACGCACCGATGTCGTATGCTACACCGTAGTTACGGCCGTAATCGATTGAGCCGTAGTCACCGAATTTCAGGCCAGCGAAGGCAAGACGGGTTTTATCTTTGGAGGAACCTTGAGATTCAGCGCGGTTGCCTTTGAATTCATATTCCCACTGACCGAAACCAGTCAGTTGATCGTTGATTTGGGTTTCACCTTTGAAGCCAAGACGGGCATAAGTAGTATCACCATCATCTGCATCATTAGAGGAGAAATAGTGCTTAGCATTAACTTTCCCGTACAGATCCAGCTTGTTACTGTCTTTATTATAAATTTCAGCTGCCTGAGCAGACATCGCCATCAGTACTGATGCAGCTACAGCAGAAATTGCCACTGTTAATTTTTTCAT